TCAACTGGGACACTGTGCCGCTTGGCTTGATGCAAGTAATGGCTGCTGCGGGATTGATTCCGATCCGCTTTGCCCACTCCACGTTTACGTTTACTGCCTCTGTGCGGAGGGACTGGAGCAGTGCGTCCAGTTCAGCACCCTGCTTACGCATCATGGGGTTGTCTAGTATGCCTGTGAGCGAAACACCAAGCAGTGCTTCCTCTTCACAGTTACGCTTCCAGTCACTGCTCAAGTACGGGAAGTACGTGAGTGAAGCCTGCCACGTGCCAAGAATTGCAGCCAAACGCACCTTGCGCTTCAGGGACTCGGGAGTGTCTTCTGCGCGAACCACCACCTCGGACAGGTTGCAGAACTCCTTGTCGCGGAGAATGATTTCCGAATTGTGTACCAACACGCCGTTTGCAAAGAAGTTTTGATGTGGTGTCTGTATGTCGTAGGTGTCTGTTTTTTCAGAAATCTTACGGATCAGTTTGACTTTTCCCCGAATTGTTGTCTTGTTGTTTTCCATTCTTTCAGTTCCTTGTGGTAGTAACTTCCGTCTTTCAAATAAGGTTTTATGTCTCGGATCAAATCTAACACGACACCATTTAACTCGCAAATTCTTTTTGCTTTTTCCGACCTCTTGTCCACGTTGTCGAAGTAGTTTCCCTTTACTTCAACTACCTTTACCAACTGATTGTTTTCGTAAATGAAGAAGTCGGGTCTGTAGGTTTCTTGATTGCCCTTTAGTGTCTTTACTTCACTTTTCCATTGGATGTTGTGTTCATCCAACCACTTTGCGTATATGAACTCCAAACAACTTCGCAGCCACACATACTCTCCGCTTTTTCTTCTATACCACCCCTGTAGAGATTTTGTTTTAGTGGCTGCTCTTTCAGGGTATTTTTCGATCCAATTGTAAAATGGACTCTTCTCTCCTTTAACGTTCTCGCTTCTTTTCTTCCGAAGAGCATCAGTTACTACTGATGTTCCTTTGCGAGTGCTTACTTTCAACCAACCAATGAGCAGATTCCTTGTTTCGGTATACGAAAGGGTTAGTTCTTTTGCAATGGTCTTGAAGCCGTGCCCCGAATTGTAATATTCAATCAGTTCAGTTTTGGCATCCTGACATAGAGGATTTTTTTCAACCCACTGTTGGCGTTCACTCGGAAGTCGTGTTTGATTCACGGTTCCGCTCTGTTCCATCAAAAGACCTCTCCATGTCTTGATTGTCTTCGCTGTTGTTTCCGAAAGCATGGGCTTCTCCTTTGGTGTAAATCCCTACACCATATGTATAATTTTCAGAGAAGCACACTGTGTCATTTTCCGTCAACAGGTCAGCATCAACATAACCCCTGTTTTCAGTCCAAACCTGATGATCGGGCGTAAGACGAATAATTGACTTGTTGCCGTCATCCGTTTCCAAATGAACTTCCAATATTTCAGCATTTGGACGAGTCATGTCACCCGACATAATTTCGGTATATTCTACTTGATCGGTTTCGTGATTGTATGACAACACCAAAAACCCATTTGGATCTTTTACTATTTGTGAAATTGGAATCTGCCCGTTGTTTGTTTCAACAAGGGTATCACCATCCAAACAACACGGGTTTGTCCCGAACTCGTGGTTGGGATCACGGCGGTCACCCAGTTTCGCAACAGTCTTTTGTGCAGCCTGTCGGTTAAAGATGCCGCGTTCACCACTCTTGGACTTGTACAGAGACACCCACTCTTCCATGAAGGTGCCGATCTCTGGCTTCTCCTTGAACGCAACAGAGTTGTTTGCTAGTGCCCGTTGTGGATTCTCAATCCACCACTGACCAGTTTTAGCGTCACGCATCCGTTCATCCGTGAGGTTCGACAGAGAGATAAGTGCCGAGCGACGCACTCCTCCGACAACGACAATCTCTGCAATCTTGCAGACGATATCGTGACACTCGATGGAAGTAAGTTTGCGTCCCGCAGCCTTCTTAAAGGTGCTAACTGTGAACTGGAACAATTCTTCAAGTGGTCGAGGTCCGCTTGCGCGTCCACCGAAAGTCTTGAGTCGTGCACCAGCAGGACGAATCTTTGACACGTCCCACCTGGGGATTTGTCCACCAATAAGAAGGGACACCAGTTCTCGGTACGACTTTGCCCAGCCTTCTTTGGAGTCCTTGACCACAATGACTGTATCGCTTTGGGTAAAGTTTTCAGAAATTGTAGGCAGTTTTTCCACATACTGGCGTTCCACCGAGAATCCTACTCCGGTCCCACACATGAGAATGTACAGAATTTCGTCAAACGCACGAACCTTGTTTACCGCAACATACGAGCAGTTGTATCCTGCGGTGTTGTCCTTGCGAAGGGCATCACCAGCAGTCATCAGTGACCGCATGGACGGCATGACTTCAAGGTTCAGAACGGCTTGACGCAGTTCTTCACGGGTTCCCTTATTTAGTTTCACTCCGCGATCAGCAAAGTGTCCGTCAAAGAACGTGAAGTAGCGGTCCACCGTCTCTTCCCACGTTTCTCTACGCTTCAGGGGGTCTAGCCATCGGCTGTAGCGCGAAATGAAAATGAAATGCTGATATAGAGACGGCAGTTGCTTCATAGATGTACTCCTTGTTTGCTAGGTAGAGTATGTAGGAGAATCCCCTGTGTTTCAAGGGGCTTCTGTACTCTTCACGATATTTGGTTCAGTTAATTATTCAGGTATCGCACTCACAACCCAAGACTGTTGAACGGTTAAGTTTCCGATTGTGAATACTGGATAAATGTAGTGAGTGGTTTCATCGTAATTTGGTTCCGAGTCCACTGTTAACACATAAAATTCTGCTCTCTTGGGGTTGCTGCTTGCTTCCAAGTCTGCAATCCAAGCGTCATTCAATTCCAAAACCTCTACCACGTGTCCGTCATGTACTCGGGCGTATGCGCTCATCCGTATCTCCTTGTGTGATCCGTGTACGTTGGTGTGTATTGTGTAGCAAAGTTGTAGGCAGTAAGTGGGGCGTTTCCAGTTTCATCAGGAACAGAACTGCTACCACCTCGTACTAGTGGAGAGTAAAATATCAGAGACTCTGGTCTAATAGTCTTTGGTTTTACTCCTTTAGAGAGAGAGAGAATTTCGTCTGTTGTAAGCGCAACATCCCATATTGCCGCTTCTGCCATACGCACAACTTGTCCTGTTGCATTATGTCCGCTTCCTTGAAGACTCACAATATCGTAGTTTAAATTCACCAAAATATCGGATATGTTGTTTGATGGATTGCTGTATGAAGTGGTGTTAGTGCCAGTGAATCCGCCGTTTAGGTACGCTACCCTGCTTGCAGTTTGAAAAACTCCTGCTGCGTGAACCCAAGAGTTTGTTGACCATCCAGCACCCGCTCCTGTTGCGGTTTGCGCCCTTGTTGTTCCCACCGCTCCATTGTTAACTGCTGCTTCAACTCGTCTACTTGTTGTTGTGGCATTGCTCAACATACTCAAAGCCAATTCAAAGTATTCTTCAGTATCGTTGTCTATGCAAATAAAAGATAAAAGTGGTTCTCTCCCTGCTGTTCGGTTTGAGTAAAACCAAACACTCATTGTCATAGGGAAACTTGGGGGTTGAGGATGCGTGCCTTGTGCTGCCTGAGCCGTAACAGTAGAAGCACTGCCAAACTGAATGCTCACGACGCACTCCGTACTTCAACAGCAATTAGTTCTGCATCACCAGTCATGGTGTCGTTTACTGTATCGCTCTGCTCACGGTAAATTTTCAGACGGAAAAAGTCTCCCGCAGTCAGACTGTCTATGTTTGTAACAGTGAGTTCAGTTGTTGTGGGTGTTCCATTTGTACCGTTTGCTGTGCCATTTCCCTCTGTTGCTGTATCAAATGAGTCAGAATCCAAATCAGTATTCAGATTCATAAACTGTGCCCCCCAACGAACACTTCCGCTGGTTGCGCTTGTAGCCATCCAAATAATTCGTACCTTTAACCCACTGCCAAGACTTGCTGCTTCGGGAATCACTCCGACAAATATGGCACTTTCGTCTGCTGATGAGTCTGCAAAATCCAGAACTGCTATTCCGTTTCGTGTGTCGATGGTTGCAAAATTTGTTGTTGGTGGCTGATTATCAAGGGGAGTGAATCGCTCATATGTTTTTGATCCTCCTCCACCAGTAGACGCGATTGTGTACGTTGTTCCACTTTGGGTAATGCTTATTCCTGTACCAGCAGAAATACCTACTGGTCCAGTGCTGCCGTTGAGGGACTGGACACTGTTGACCCAAGATAGAGATCCTACACTGGTAGTACCAAGAACTTGACCAACAGAACCGCTTCCTGTAGGGAAAGTGTACGAGTCTCCGTTGTAGTAGAACTTGATTACTTCGTTGGAGTCGTCTACTTCAATGTATGTTGCGTTGTTTCCAGCATCGTAATCACCAATGTATACTGAGTTAAACGACTCTGAGAATATGTTTAGTGAAGACGGACCTCTGGCAATTATTTGGTTGACTGGTCCAGGAACAAAACTCATGTACCGAGCGGCTGCTCCACTTCTGACATCCAAACTGCCAACTTCAGCAGTGTTTCCAACATACAGCGTAGCAGATAAGGTAACCCCACCCGCTGCACTGATTCCCGTGGTAAATGTCTGTAGAGCAGTAAATGTGTTTGCAACTGATGTGGTTACGCCGCCAACTGCACCAGTCAGTCCATTAAACGACTCCACGTAGTTTGTTATGGACGAGCCACCACTTGAAGCAATAGTGAAAGTGTTTCCGCTTTGCGTAATGGTGATGTTTGTGCCTGCGGTGATACCCACAGCACCAGTGACTCCGTTGAAAGAAGACACAGCCGTTGTAGCAGCCGTGGATCCATTGACCGCACCCATGAGTTGCGATGTGAGTGCCACCGTTCCTGTGGTGTTAGGGAAGGTAATGGTGCGGTCTGCGGACAGCACCGATCCCTTTACTGTGGTGTAGTAGTCTCCAATTCCGTCCGTTGAGTACAGGCGAATGCCAGCAGAATCAGCACCCGCAGAAAACAGTGTGCCTGTAATAGTCAGGTTTGATTGATTACCAGGTAACTGAACGGTTTTCGTTATGACCTGTGAGGCACTGATACCGCTTGCATTGGAGAAGGTCTGTAGTTGTGTAAAGGTGTTTGTTGTATTGGTACGAGCCACATTTTTCACGGCTCCGGTGACGCCGTCAATACTAAATACGCCTTCATTGTTTACGGTAACGATTACTCCGGAAGTATTGATGCCAATGTTTGTGCCACCAAGAATCACTATGTCTCCGGTTTTACCGTTCACATACCGTATACCTTGAACTGCACCAGTGGTCCCGTTGAACGACTGGACACCAGTGTTGGTGATGGTGACTGTGCCAGTGGCTCCGCTGATGCTTATGCCTGTGCCTGCAACTGCGGCGCAAACTCCCTCCACCGCACCAGTAACCCCGTTGAAATAAGCCACATAGTCGTGAAA